ATTAAAGGGGTGTTTAGAACATCCCTTTTACTTTTACCCTTATTTTTATGATTAGAAGGTGTTTTAATGGCTAAATACAGAAAAAAGCCCATTGTGGTAGAAGCAGAACGCACGGATAAAACAGTTGTAATACACACACTTGAAGGTGATATGACAGCAAGTCCGGGTGACTATATTATCACCGGTGTTAATGGTGAAAAATATCCTTGCAAACCCGACATATTTGCAAAAACATATGAGCCGGTAGAATAAAACAGGTTATAAGCTCCCGATTTTCGGGGGCTTTTAATATTGCTCAAATTTTTGAGTACACACAATTGCTAATAATTTGAAAGGAGCAAAGAAATGGACTTAATGGAAATTTTAAAAGCCCTGTTTGGTGACGAGGCATTAACCTTTGAACAGTTTGCCGAAAAGGTAAACAATGCAGCAGATGTTAAGCTCGGCAACCTTGCAGGCGGTCAGTATGTCGAAAAGGACAAGTATGATGATGTGTCAAAAAAGCTCGAAACTGCAAACGCTAATCTTGAAGGTTATGACCCCGATTGGCAGAACAAGGTTAAGCAGGCACAGCTTGACGGCGACAAAAAGCTCAATGACTACAAGTTTGAGCAGGCGGTTGAATCTGCCATCAATAACGCAGGTGCGGCTGACCTCGTGTCGGTCAAGGCTAACATTGATATGTCAAAGGTATCTCAGACTGAGGACGGCAGTATCACGGGACTTGACGAACAGCTTGCAGAGCTGAAACAGTCAAAACCTTTCCTCTTTAAGTCAGAGGAAGAACCCAAAAAGAAACTTGACCTCGGCGGACCCACAGGCGGAGCAAAAGCAAAGTCCGGTTCAAATCTCAAGTCTGCCGTTGAAGACTATTACAAGAAATAAGGAGGACACAAAATGCCTATTACATTAGCAGAAGCAAGTGTCGGCAGAGCTGACAAAGTTACACAGGAGGTTATTGATACTCTCCGCCGTGGCTCACAGTTTATAGACGAACTCACATTTGATGATTGCGTTTCACCGGGTGTCGGTGGCTCAACCATGACATACGGTTATTTACAGTTGCAGACACCGTCAACAGCGGCAGGCAGAGCAATTAACAGCGAGTACACAGCGAATGAAGCCAAGAGAATCAAAAAGAGCGTTGACCTTAAAATCTTCGGCGGAGCAAGCGAAGTTGACCGTGTTGTGCAGGAGGCAACCACAAACGAGATTGCGTTCCAGCTTGAACAGATGACAATTGCCACGAAGAACCATTTTCAGAACTGCTGTATCAACGGTTCAAAAACTGACAAGGCGGTTGATTTTGACGGTCTTACAACTCTCCTCAAGGGCACAAGCACTGAGTACAATGCAGGATCTGATAAGACGGTAGTTGACCTTTCGACAACTGCAAATCTTACAAGCAATTATCAGACAATGATTGACATGCTTAATGAGTTTATCGGCGGCATTGACGGCAAGCCTACATTTCTTCTCGGCAACAGCAAGCTGATTGCCAAACTCAAGAGCGTAGCTCAGCGTGCAGGCTATCTCACAAGAGCCGAGGATGCTTTCGGCAAAACTACTCAGGGTTATGACAATATCATTTTTTACGATATGGGTAACTATTACAACGGTTCTGCCACAGTACCGTGTGTGCCGATTTATGAAACAGGTGCATCAAGCTCAAAGGTGACAGGTCTTACCGACCTTTATGCCGTACAGCTTGGTCTTGACGCTTTTCACGGTGTTTCCCTCAGCGGTTCGTCAATCATCAAAACATATATGCCTGACCTTACTGCCCCCGGTGCGGTTAAAAAGGCTGAGGTTGAAATGGTTGCCGCTGTTGCTCTCAAAAACACAACAAAGTGCGGTGTTTTCCGTAACATTAAGGTATCTTAAAAATGTATGCGGATTATGCTTATTACAAGGATTCTTTCGGCGGTACTTTAGCCGCCGAAGAATTTAACCGCTATGCACGCAAGGCGGAACGTTTTTTAAACTATGTTATTATGGGAGAAATTTCCGAAGTGACGGAACAGGTAAAGAATGCAGTCTGTGCTGCTGCTGAGGCGGTTGCCGAAATCCGTGAAGGTGTGGCAAATATCCCTCAAGGCATCAAATCCGAATCAACGGACGGTTACAGCGTTACATACAACAATGATTACAATGCCGATGAGCTTGCAGAGCGTGAAAAAAGAGCAATGTACAAGGCTATCAAGCAGGAATTAAGCGGCACAGGGTTGCTTTATCAGGGGGTGAGATAATGCTCACAAACAATACACGCATTACTGTGTTCACATCAAAAAAGCAAGGTCGTGAAACCTTTTGGTTTGCAACTGTTTTGGACGGAGTTAATTACCACGGTAGGGATCAAATTATTGTTGCTGACAAAAATGTGTCTGCATCTGATGAGTATGTAATCCGTATCCCCGACAGCGTTTTGCAGACTACTCACTATGTTGACCCGTCAACATACAAGTCTTTACCGCTTGATGAAAGTGACAATTGCTACTCCCTAAAAAAGGGAGATTATGTTGTTAAAGGCTTGGTTGACCTTGATGTAATTACCGTTAAGGATATCCTTGACGCAGGCGGTCAGCAGATTACGCAGGTCACCGAAAATCTGTCGGCAAGTGCTTTTTCAAAGCATATTAAATTGGTGGTTAAATGATTATTAAACTGCTTTTTAATACCACAGAAACAATGCTTAAAGACCGTGGTCTTGAGCCGAGTGGCAAGGTTCAAAAAATTGTGGACAGCGAAGTCCTTCGCCGTTCTACTCCATATGTACCTTTTAAAACCGGCAATCTTATCAAGAGCGGCATCCGTGGCACAAAGATAGGTAGTGGCGAAGTTATGTATAATGCCGTTTATGCACATACCAATTACTACCTAAATGCAGGCAAAGGCAAACAAGGTACTGCAAGCGGTGGCCTAAGGGGCAAGTTTTGGTTTGAGCGAATGAAAGCAGATCACCTTGACGATATTATAAAAACCGCCAAGGAAAAAAGCGGAGGAAAATAGAAAATAATGGAAACATCAATCATTAAATCATTGTTTAGGTGGTTTGCTGATTGCGATGTATTAGAGGTTGATAATGACCTTAATGTTGACTATCTCGGCGAAGATCCCGAACAGTACAGCATTGAGGTTGTGCCGTGCAAAACTGTTTTAAAGCAGTATGTTGACGGCTCGGCTAAATGCCAGTATCTCTTTGTCTTTGCGAGCCGTGAAAATTACAGTCCGGACGAATCAATCAATATGGCAAATCTTGAATTTTACGAAAGGCTGCAGGAATGGATTGCCGAGCAGAACTTGAACGGCAGACTGCCAAAACTGCCCGAAGGTTTAACACCGTTATCCGTAAAAGTGTTATCATCGGGTTATGCGATTGACAACGATACGAAATCAGCACGCTATCAAATACAGTGCCAGCTTAAATATATGAAAACAATTGGAGGTAAAAAATAATGGGCGAAATAATCAGACAGAGGCGTATGCAGGCTAACTACCTTGACTGTGGCGGTACAAATAAATCGCCGAACTTTTCTCTGCTCGGTGTAGGTGCCAAGACACTTGATGAATCACCTGCCGCACAGACAAAGAGTCGCAAATATGTTTGTGATAAGTCTGCTACAAAATCAATCAGCGGTTATGATTGGACAACGGCATTTGAGGTTGACCAGATCCGTGAACAGGACGCAATCAATTACATCATCAATATCGGTGAAAAGCAGCTTGTAGGAGCTGATGCCGAAACAGACTATGTAATCGTTGACCTTGACCAGCCTGTGAGTGGCGAGAGTAACAAAACCACCTATCACGCACGCAAAATCCGTGTTGCGGTCGAGGTTGCAAGTTTTACAAATGATGACGGCGAAATGGGATGCAGCGGTAACTTTTTGGCTAAGGGAGATCCTGTTGAAGGTACTTTTGACACAGCGACAAAAACATTTACAGCAACTACGGAGGTAGCATAAATATGGTTATTAACGGAGTAAATTTACCCGATATTGATGTTGCCGATGCACTTGCTATGGAGCGTTACGAGCACGCTCACGATAATGTCGCAAAAGCAATGGACGATTTACATCCCGAAGGCAAACGCCAGTCAGAGCTTATCCGTGCTCAGTGTACTGCTGTTTTCAACTTTTTTGATGAAGTTTTCGGTGACAGCACAGCTAAAAAGGTATTTGGCGAATCAGTAAATCTGACAACTTGCTTTAATGCCTATGAGGATGTTATCAAGGCGGTTAATGCCCTCGGAGCAAAACTCGGCAATATGTATAAGGGTAAAGCAAATGCGATTAACAATCACAGAGGCAAAAAGCATAAGCAGTACAATCATTACAAAAAGACACTTAAACCAGCGACAAAATAATGAATCTGCTTTGTGACAAAACACCCGATACAATAACCGTGTCGGGTGTAGATTATAAAATCAACACCGACTTTAGAGTGTGGATTAAATTTGAACTTATCCTCACCGAACAAATTGACGGTACACTCTCAGCTGAAATACTTGCAGAAATACAGCGACTTATATTCACCGAGCCTTGCCCGATGAACGAAGAAACCGTTGAGGCTATTTTAAACTTTTATCGTTGCGGTAAACCACCTGAAAAGCATTCAGGCGGTGGCAACGATAAAGCTGTATTTGATTACGATTTTGATGACGGCTATATCTATGCGGCATTTTTAGAGCAGTACGGCATTGACCTCAACGAGGCAAATTTGCATTGGTGGAAGTTCAGAGCATTGTTTATGTCATTGCGTGCCGATTGTATGTTTACAAAAATTTTAGGTTATCGCAGTATGCCGATTACCTCTAAAATGTCAACGGCAGACCGCAATTTTTATCAGCGAATGAAAAAACTCTATGCCCTGCCTCTGCCGCAGTCGGTGCAGGAAAAGTATAATGCGATTGAAGAGGCTTTGTTATCAGGAAAATCAGTTGACGAACTTATATAGATTTTGTATAATGTGTATATAAAATTTATTGAGGTGGTACAACTGTGAAAAAGATTTTATCCTTTATAACTATTGCATTGTTAGCATTAACTTGCACAGCCTGTGGAGCTAAAAACGACCCGTCAGGAATCAGCAAAGATGAGTTTGACCAAATAAATATGGGAATGACCATATTTAAAGTTGAAGAAATTGTTGGCGGAAAAGGTACTAAGATATCAGAATCAAAAGACGAAACTGATGATTATTATATAAATACATATGTATATAAATTTGAAGGCGAAACCAGCGGTTACGCTGAGTTTGAATTCACTTCTAAAGTACCGAAAAATGAATTAGATTTAAGTGTTAAAACAAAATTAACAAGTAAAAATCAATATGATTTATCGTAGGTGATAAATTGAAAAACAAACAAAAAATTAAATGCCCTTTTTGCGGTTACGAAATGCCCATATACTTTGACAAATCGTCAAGGTGTAGGGGCATTTTTACATACTGTAAAGGGCGTAATTGTAAAAAGAAATTTGAAATCGTTTTAAGCGATAAAAAATAATCAGGTCAAGTAGAGCCATTGGATGCCGATGACCTCACAGTAAAGGATGTGGGATATTGGCGTATGACGGTTCAATTAAAATTGACACCAAAATTGATACCGGTGGTTTTAAAACGGGCATTGATAAATTAAAAGGACTTGCCAAAACAGGTGTGTCTGCAATAACAACAACTCTTGCCGGCATTGCTACAACCCTCGGAGCAGGAGCAACAGCAGCGGCAACAGTCGGCTCGTCTTTTGAGGCGGCAATGTCTAAGGTTTCGGCTATCAGCGGTGCAAGCGGTAAAGACTTGCAGAGCCTTACTGATAAGGCTAAAGAGATGGGTGCTAAGACAAAGTTCTCAGCCTCCGAATCTGCTGAGGCTTTACAATATATGGCTATGGCAGGCTGGAACACAACATCAATGCTCAATGGTATTGACGGTATTATGTCACTTGCCGCCGCAGACGGTCTTGATCTTGCAACAACCTCTGATATCGTCACCGATGCAATTACTGCATTTGGCTTAAAAGCATCCGACAGCACCCATTTTGCCGATGTCCTTGCTAAAGCATCAAGTTCTGCAAATACTAATGTGTCAATGCTTGGTGAGAGTTTTAAATATGTAGCCCCTCTTGCGGGTGCGATGCACTATAGTGTTGAGGATGTGTCCGTTGCACTCGGACTTATGGCTAATGCGAGTGTTAAGGGCAGTATGGCAGGTACAAGCTTAAAAACTGCTCTGTCAAACCTTGCGTCACCTACCGATGCAATGGCAGAGGTCATGAAAAAATATAAAATAAGTATGACCGATGCAAATGGCGAAGCATTACCTTTAATTGATGTTATCAAAGAACTTAGAACAAAGTTTAGCGGTTTATCCGAAACAGAACAAACAGCCGCTGCAAGTACTCTCTTCGGCAAAGAGGCTATGTCGGGTATGCTTGCTATCATCAATGCGAGTGATAAGGATTTCAACAGCCTTGTTAAAAACATTGATAATGCAGACGGCTCAGCTCAAAAAATGGCTGATACGATGCAGAACAATCTGCAGGGACAGATTACGATTCTTAAATCAGGGCTTGAAGGCTTGGGTATAGAAATATACGAAAGTATGTCCGAACCTCTGACCGATGCCGCAAAGGAAGCTCAGAACTATGTCAATAGGTTAACCACGGCGTTTACCGAAGGTGGCTTGTCGGGAATGATTGAAGAAGCAGGCTCTATTTTCGGTGAGCTTGCAACAAAAGCTGTTGAAGCCGCACCTAAGATGATTGATGCAGCTATGTCATTTTTACAGGCATTCGTTAATGGTATTGCAAATAACTCATCAAAACTTGTTAAAGCGGCTATAAATATCGTAAAAACATTGGTTAAAGGCATAAGTGACCGTGCTCCCGATCTACTGTCTGCGGCAAAAAGTATCGTAGATGCTTTAATTAAAAACTTAGTTAAGCTCCTGCCAAAAGAACTGCAAACCCCCGTTAAAGAGGCAATTAACACTATCAAAAAATCCTTTGAAAATGGCGGTCTTAAAAAAGCTATCAATACAGTTAAAACCATATTGATTAACCTCGGCAAAACTATTACTAACATTGCAAAAGTGGTTATACCACCGCTTGCAAAAGCTATTGACTTGATTGCCGACAACCTCAATATACTCTTGCCTATTGTTACTACAGCAATCACGGCGTGGAAAGCTTGGAAAATCATCTCGTCTATCACAGCTCTCGTTAAATCACATGCCGCATCTGTAACAGCGGAGAGCCTTGCCGAAGCTGCATCACTTGGCACTATAACGCTTAAACAAATAGCAGTCGGTGCATTAACAGGTGAAATCACGCTCGCAACAGCTGCACAATATGCGTGGAATATGGCAATGTCACTCAATCCGGCTGTGCTTATCTTGACGGGAATAACAGCACTGACAGCCGGTATTGTTGCATTTTCTGCCGCCAACGGTGATGCAACTCAATCAACGGACGATCTTGCAAGTGCGGAGGCTAATTTACAGTCGGCAAATGATAACCTTGGTTCGTCATATGAGGATATTGGTTCAAAATTCGGCGATTTTATGAACGATATTAAAAACTCGGGCAGTATCTTTGATAACTTCAATGAAAGCATCCTTATTTCCGATGATGAAAAACAAAAGTTGTCCGAAAATATGGACAATGTTCAATCCGAAATTACAGAGATTTGTAAAACTGCCTCGGAAAATCGAAAAGAATTAACCGGCGGTGAAATTCAAAGACTTGAAGACCTTTTCGCCAAAATGCACGAACTTGCGGATCAAGAACTTGCGATTGAAGAAGCAAAGCAAGGGGTTGTTACAACTCAGGCTAAGGCTCTCAACGAGGCGTCTGATTTGTCGCTTGAAGAATATACGCAAAGAGCACAAAAACTCACCAACTCTGCCGAAGAAACTCGTACAGCGGTAATTGATAAAGCATACGAGCAATATACAGAAGAAGTAGCTCTGCTTGATTTGAGGTTGAAAACAGATAGTGATTACTCACAAAAGGAACATGATGCTGATGTTAAAGCCGCAGAAGCGAGCTATCAGCAAGCCGTTAGTGCAGCCAATAAGGAGGCTGGGGATACTCTTAAAATTATTAAAGACGGTTATTATAATCGTGCAGAAGCGTTGAAGAGTACAACTGAAGATTTAAAAGGATTAAATCAAGATGAAAGCGATGCCGAGCAAACACATAAACAAAAACTTATTGATATAGCAAGTAATTATAATACCGAGATTTATAAAATAGAAAGAAA